GCCAATATTTGCTGTATTGGAACAGAACAGAACATGGAACATCTGAAGGAAATCATAAAGCCGATTACCAAATTACAGTTTGCGGCTTGGAGTTCCAATGCTTCCGAATATGAATTTCTGTCTTTGCGATTTATAAAGGACGTTTGCGATAGGGGAACTACCTTTTACGGCTTTTACATTCACTCAAAAGGAGTTTCTTGGCCGGGACATGAAGGGGGAAAGTATTGGAGAGATTATATGAACCACTATATTATTACACGGTGGAAAGACGATGTAAAGATGCTTGACATGGGTCACGAAACCTGTGGAGTGAAAATAGTTCACAGGAATTGGCCTTTACATTATTCTGGTAATTTCTTCTGGTTTAAAGCTGAATACGTTAAACTTTGCGTTCCGGTAAGTTCAATGAATCTCAAAGATCGCTTTAACGCTGAAATGTGGATCGGTTCAGGCAGACCTATTGCCGGAACACTTTGTCAGGACTTTGTTGACTATGATACTAAAGGAATATTCACTGCAAAAGACGATCAATTACCGGGGAAATGAAAACAATCTTACTGTTCATAACTTTGTTAATAACCTTATCCGGGTATGGTCAGGATGATTGTGGAAAGAATCATTTAGGATCAGGGAATGTTAATAAAGTATGGCGAAGACCTTTGTTAAATTCAATTTATGGCCTTTATCAAGTAGGTGATAATGGGCTGGGGGTTAGGTACGATCACTATATTATAAACAGACTAGGCGCATATGGTTCAACATCCAGAGGGAAATACTGGCTTGCCGGAATGTCAAAATCAGTTCACTATAAATTTGCAGCCGGAGTAATTGTAAAAACTATTGAAGAAGATCGAGCACGGAACTTTCTTTATGCCGGGGTATCTTATCATAATTTCGATAGTCGGCAAGTAAAGGAGATTAGTTCAAGTAAGCTTCAATCATTGTCATTTGAAATAGGAACCGGAATAACGGTTGACTTTGGCTTTAGCTTGGAGTTCGGATATGACTTTGGAGAAACGAATCAAATATTGGCCTTGGCTGGTCATTTTAAAACTATAATTTATGAGAAATTTATGTTTCACTCTTGGTTATAATCTTACTTCAGAAATAGAAAAGATTATGACCCTTCTTTATCAGCAAAACAAGCCAGAAACTTTCCGGCACTTAGTTGTTGATCTTGAATTTCCGCTCGAAGTAGGTAACGTAATCCCGGCTGATATCCGTGCAGCAAAACACCGTAACAGCAAAAAGCTTCAGGCCTTGGCAAAACGCTTCGGTTCTTCATACGTTAAGTTTGAGAATATTGGAGTATCGCAAAACTGGACGCAAGTTTATAAGTTTCTGAAGCCTACAGACGATGATGTATTGATAGGGTGCGACCCTGACGAACACCCACTCAATAAGGATTGGGTTAAGGCAATGGGTGACGTTATCCGGGTTGGTAACTATGGACTTTGTTCGCTTATGATGACAGACCATATAGATTTAATGGGGAATGTTCCATATACAGAAAAAGAGGTTGCCGGGAAACGGGTTTATAATGCAGCTGCAGGATCATTGAATTGGGCATTAATAGGAATTAGCGGCAAGTTTCTTAATAAGATCAAGGAGATTCCCTTTCCGGCGGAAGCTCCACGTTACGGATATATCGAAGCCTGTTTATATCCTAAATTTCAGGAATACGGAATGGATTGGTGCGTAATGGCAGACTATCAAGTAAGACATACAGACTTTGAACTTCACGATCCCGGCACTTCTTCTTTGCTCCGGGAGTGGAAAAATCAGATAATATTTAAGGTTCATCAATACGGCCAGTTATCATTTGAGGAATGGCTAAAAATGAGAAGGGAGAACAGAATATAAACCAAAGGAAGCGGGGTGGGGTTAACCATTCGAGAGAGTATTAACCACTGTTTTTGTGAGATTAAACGGCCACTCCGCTTCCTTCATTTGTTTTTATTGTTATTTTACAAGAAAATACAATATGAAAAACAGACCAACAGGCTTAACTTACACTAAGCATAAAGAAAATCCAACGAGTTTTGTAAAGGGATTTACCCCTTGGAATGCAGGGTTAAAGGGAATGGGAATATGTAACCCCACACCCGGTTCAATAAAGAAGGGAGACAGAATTAGTACCCAAACAGAATTCAAACCCGGCGACAATATTGATAATAATAATCACAAATGGAAAGGAGAACAGGTTGGTTATTATGGAGTTCATACATACATGAGGAGAAGGTTAGGAAACGCTGTATCTTGTGTTAGATGTGATACACTTGATTCTAAAAGATATGTCTGGCATAACATAAGTGGAAAATACAAAAGAGACATAAATGATTGGGAAAGCCTTTGTTCAAAATGTCATCGGCGATTACATATAGAGTTAAAAAAGAAAGAATTAATACAGATTTAAGATGATTTGCATAACAGGAGTTGCGGGTTTTGTCGGAAGTAACATTGCACAACGACTAATAAACGAAGGGCTATTGGTATTTGGAATTGACGACCTTTCCTTTGGGAATATGAAGAACGTCCCGGAGAATAAGAACTTCCGTTTTGAGAAAATGGGATTTAATGAGTTGCCAGAGCAGACATTAAGGAATGCTGATATTTTGATTCATTGTGCGACCTCAAATATTATTTATTCTATGGATCACCCCGTCGAAACCTTCAAGAATAATGCCGGGGATACTATTAAGCTTTTTAATCGCTTTCATGGGAAGATAATTTATACCGGCACAAGCTCGGTTTATGGAAACACTATGCAACTGCCCACTCCTGAAGATGCGGAAATACTATCCAGTAATGCATACGATATTTCAAAACATATTGCCGAGCTTTATTTGCAGAAAAGGGGTAACTTCACAACACTCCGATTAACTAACGTGTACGGCAAGAACCAGAGGGCAGACAATCCGTTTTGCGGAGTTATAGGGAAATTAATTGATTGTGCATTCACAGGCAAAAAATTCACAGTTTATGGAGAAGGGAAAGATACTCGGGATTACACAAATGTTGAAGATGTTGTGGAAGCTGTACTACAGGCAGTTAAATTACCAGCTATGGAAACTGAAATCAACGTCGGCACAGGAGTCGAAACAAGCACCCTCCAATTAATCTCCTTAGTCCGGGAGATATGCAATGTTCAGGTTCAGTTCTTTTCAATGCACGGCCGTCCTATTGATAAAATTCATCGCCGTTGTCTTGATATAAGGAAAGCAAAAACCCTGCTCAATTGGGAACCTCGCTTTACGCTGGCGCAGGGATTACCTATGGCAATAGAATGGTACGCTACAAAAATGGAACCTTCTGCAGTAAGGATTTAACGGATGCCGGATTATTCGCTTTTATATCGAAAGCTCTTTTTACAGAAACAGGCGAAATTTCTTAACCAGTACGGTAATCTATTCGGTAAGGTGGCCAATGACGTTTCACAGCTGGTCAACAATCCTTCGGCAAAGTTTGCGAAGGCTTTTCAGTTTAATAAGACTATTGATTCCGGCCTGTCACAGATAATTACCACTTTTAACAAAGATTCATTAAAGCTTCAGGTATCGAACATTGAAGGGAGCTGGGGAATTGCAAACCAAAAGAATGACGCAATAGTAAATGAATACCTTTCCTTACTTGGGAATCTAAAGGAAATAACTGCCAATCCATTATTTGCGGCTTCTGTTAATTTTAGTCCAAACACCAGCGCTTTAGAAGCTTTTATTACCCGGAAATTCGGTTCGGAGAATCTTTCAGATAGGGTCTGGAAGATTGGCGACCAACTAAGGAACGAGATGGAAATTCACTTGGGGGTCGGAATAATGAATGGGGATTCTTCGGAAGTTATCAGCAGAAGGATACGACAATACCTGCAAAAGCCTGACGACTTGTTTCGGCGGGTTAAGAATGAGGCCGGACATTTAATCCCAAGTAATGCAATGACCGAAAACGCACCGGGGAAAGGGGTTTATAATTCAGCTTACAAGAACGCAATGCGTCTGGCAAGAACGGAAACAAACATGGCGTTTCAACTTGCAGATCATGAAAGGTGGATGAATATGCAGATGGTTACCGGGCAAAGAATTGAGCTTTCGGGCAGTCATCCCGATTATAATTACCCGGAGATATGTGAAGAACTTGAAGGCGACTATCCGAAGGAGTTTATCTTTGCAGGCTGGCACGTTCAGTGCTTGTGTCATGTAGTTCCAATCATGATGCCGAAAGACGATTTTAGAAGTTTTTTGCGTGGGGAAACGAAAACCATTGAACCTAAACAATTGAAAGATTACCCGTCTAATTTTGAAGCGTACCTGAAAGCCAACGCTGAAAAGTTTACTTCAGAAAAAAACACACCTTACTGGTTTTCTAATAATGCGGAAATTATAAGAGCTGTAGTTAAATGAGTGGAATATTACGAATCCGGTAAGATATTCTGGAAGCCGTATCGTCCTATAAGGGAAATTTAACGCTTCCTGACGGCCTCCAATGGGGCAAAAACGAAAGATTTAAATAAATTTGTTTTGTATTGATAAAAATGTATAACTTTGAAAATCTTATCAGATCATGAAAGAGAAAATTTTAACCTACCTGAAATTAAAGCTTGACGGAGTCCAAGTAGCATACTTGGCAGCGCTCGCTGAAAATTACGCAAAGACAATTACCGACGAAGCTCAAATTGCAATGGTCATCACTGACGGGGCAATTGAAATTATAAAAGCTTCTGCAGGCCATTTACAGGTGGAAGGCGATAAGAGGGCAGCCGAAGCCTCAAAAACAGCAGTAAAAACTTTCCGGGAGAAGCATAATTTGGATTCTAATGGAAAACCGATCGAAACCAAACCGACCGGAGATCCCGATCCTGACCCAGACGAACCGAAATGGGCAAAGGCGTTAAGGGAAAAACTCGAAACACAAACAGCTGAACTCAACAAAAAATTCGAAGGCCTTGAGAAAGCCAAAACCCAAGAACAGTTAATGGCGAAATTTCAAGCTAAACTGAAGGAAAAGGGGGTTGACGAACTCTATATTCCTATTTATTCCCGTAATCTGGTTATCGAATCAGAGGACAAACTTGACCAACTTGTGGAGGACACCGACAAAGTACACAAAGACTTTGTGCAAAAATCGGCTGACAAGGGGGTTATCATTTCAATTCCGGGTCAAAATGCAGGTCCAGCTGAAGCCGGGGAAGCAACGGGTAAATCCATTGCTGAAAAAAGAAACAAAAGTGCCACAGAAGGTGTGCCGGGAAAGAAAGTTTAACTTAAAATTCTAAAAATGCAAATAACAACAGATTCCTTTGCAGGGAGAGTAGTCGTGTTTGAATCTATACTCGACGAAATACCCGGAGGAGTTGGCTTGAATGTTGCTCGCCTCGACTATGAAACAGCGGGTAAAGAGTACATTCCAGCTGGAACTCCCGTTTATGTTGATATTGCCACCAGAGTTGCCGAAGTCTGCAAGTCAGCTTTAGCAATTGATGGAGGCGGATCAACGACCCCACGGCTTGGGAAAGATCATCATTTCGCAGTAGGTGACTACCTTAATGATGGTACAACCGGAGCAAAAATTACCGCACTTGATAAAACAACAAGTGCTGATTACGATACCGCAACTGTCAACACAGCGCTTACCGTTACTGCCGGAACAAAATATCAGCAAGGCACAGTATCAGGATCAAGCGTTGTTTTGTTATACACTCCAAACGGGATGGTCAAATCTCCGACCAGATTAGTTGAAGGTAATGCCGATGTTCCTGTTGTAACGATAGGAACTTACCGTGAAGATGCTCTGACATATCCATTAAGTGCTGCTTATAAAATAGCATTACGTGGTGGAACAGCCGGAACTGGCAAGTCACTTCTGACGGCTGTATAACCTCTGTTTAACCTTTTAAAAATTAGAAAAAATGCAAACTCCAATTATTGAGGGTGTAACAGAAGCCGGATTAGTTTCTTACCTCAAGGCACGTCAGTATTCCGAATTATACTGGCCGACATTCTTCCCGTTGCAAAACGTCAATTCACTCGACGGCAAAACTCTTATCGGAGCCGTTGGTTCCAGAGTAGCTGCAGCAATCATAAGTTATGATGCCAAAGCACCTGAAGCCAGCAGAAAAAGTATTTCAACACAATACTTTGACATACCGAAACTCGCATTGTCCAGAAGGAAAACCGAAAAGGAAATTCTTGAACATCAGATCACCCGCTTATACCGGGGACAGGATGCAGTCATTGAGGATTATTTCAATGATATCGACTTCCTGTTTGACTCGATTCAGGCAAGAATTGAATGGACAATTTTGACCGCAATGTCAAAAACAAAACTTCAACTTTCAGCTACCAATAACCCCATGGGTATAATCAATGAAACGGTCATTGATTTCGGAATGCCATCAGCCAACAAAAAAGTTGTTGCTGTAACATGGACTACTGGCCATTCTGCCACCATGACACCTTTGGCCGACTTCAAAAAGGTTGTCAAAGCTGGCCGTGATGCTGGCATTTACTTCCAGAGAATTCTTATGCACCCGGACGCATTCGATCTGATAACAGGTTGTGATGAGTTCCAGACCGCTTGTAAATCCCTTTTAATTGGTGAAAGCCAAGTTCTTGGGATGATGGGTCTGGAAACCGTCAACAAAGTTCTCACCTCGTTCCGTCTGCCGTCTATTGCTTTGATCGAAACATCAATCTCAATAGAAGACAAAGCTGGTGATCTGACTGAAGATAATCCATGGGACTCAAACCATGTGTTGTTCATTCCGACAACCAGCCTTGGGAACCTATTAAACGGACCAATTGCTGAAGAAATCGAAAGACCTGTGCAGATCATACAGGCAAAAAGAGGCAACGTCCTGTTAAGCATTCAGCGTGATTTTAACCCTGTTAGTGTTCTGACCAAAGGAGAATGTAATGTTTTCCCGTCATGGCCGAATGTTAATATGTGTTATTCTCTTTATTTGGCAAGCGCTGCAACGTGGGCATAGGATAGAGCCGTCAACACGGACGGCTTAATACTTCTTTGACATGACAAATCTGGAAGCAATTAAGGCAAGGGTGTCATATCCCTTGTCAGCCAAAGCATTCGAACTCGCTTTAGTGGGGAGATCACTAACCACTACCGGAACATTTGACGCTTCTGCAGATCAGCAAGCCTTTGACTTGGCCTATGCTGACGCATTAACGAGCTTACTTACTTCTCCGGCAAGTGTTTCAGAGGGTGGATTTTCTGTTTCAAAATCAGACAGGGATACAATTCTTGGGTTGATTACTCCTATTTATAATAGGTACGAAGTGATAATCCCAACTCTTAAACCTACAGCAACATTCGTAAGGCGATGGTAGAACAATATCCAGATAGTATTACTGTTACTGTTTCGACTCCGGCTATTCAGGATGAAAGTACTGGACGATGGACGTCGGGGTCGGCAGAAACATTTACTTGGGATTGTCGGGCAGAAATAAACGGAGCAGAAAGAAAGGTAGCTATTGCAGATGGGACATTACTGGACTATGCATTCGATATTTATCTTCCTTCCATGGAAACGGTTGTTCCTTTCGACTCTCCTTACCAGCTTACAAAAGGAGGCGCAATTTACTCAGGGACGATAAAGGGCGCAGCAAATGGGCAGTTAAATTCAAGATTGTGGGCATAACAGCAGACTTCGACATTGGAGATATTAACCAATCAAACGAAGAGCTGGTAGCGGAAGTCGAGAATAAAATCATTATGGCAATGCAATACGCTGGCGATGATTTCGTGGCGGCTTGCAGGGAACAACCACAAGGACATGAACTTGGGTTTTATAATGACAGGACTGCAAATCTAAGAAACTCCGTAGGTTACCTTATTTACAAGTATGGCGAATTGGTTCATGAGTCTGTAACCAGATTTCCGGCAGAAAATCGGGCAGCGGTTGCGGATCTTATAGATAATGGAGCAATAGTTTTGATAGGAATTGCCGGGATGGATTACGCTTCATATGTTGAATCAAGAGGTTATAACGTAATTACGATACAGCGGGATCAGCTTTATATTGACCTTGATATTTACTTTAAGGACATTCAGGTAGCAATCGAAAAGTATGGCAGCAATTAATTTCACATCATCAAGCAAGTTTGTTGATACAGTCTATGGGTTGCTGAGCACGTTAACAGTAAAGAGGTATCAACATACCAAGCCATCAAATGCGAAGGATTCCGAATACATCGTTATCAATGCGCTGCCAGTTCCGGCAGGGGTAATGCAAGTTGGGTATGTAAATGTAAATTATTTTGTCAAAGACATAAATCCGGGAGTTCCTGATATAACTAAACTTCAGGCTGGCGAAGAAAGGGTAATCGCACTTCTAAAAAAAGTTACAGCCTCAGATAAAACCT